CTGTGCACCGGCGACAGTGCCGCCAGGGGTGTCGCCGTGCAGCATGATAGCGTCGATCCCCTTGGCATTCTCGGCGGCGGCGACCGCCTGCCGGAGCTGGGCATAGGTAGCGTCGCAGGAAAACATGGTGTTGGCTTTGACCAGAGTGCCGACCACTGGGACGATGGCCACGTTGCCGTCTCGCTGGAACGGCTCGCTATTGCCGCCGTTTGCGGAACGCCCGGAGGCGGCGTTTTCCTGTGTCGCCAGCAAGTGCTCCGGTATCGAGTGTCCGGCGAGCTTGGCGTCGAGGACCTGACACCAGCTCTCCAGGACATCGGCCTCGATGGCCCAGTGTTGGCTGATCAGGCGGACCAGATGGTCGAGTCTCATGCTACCTCCGTGCGCAGCGCTGCCTTGACTTCCTCTCGCACTGCTTCGGCGAGGATGTCGGCGACGGCGGCGACGTTCTTTTGTTCGTCCTGGGGGGCGAGGGGGTCGTTGGGTTTTTCCACCGACTTGCTGACGGTGGCGTTGAACACCTCGGGAAGCTGCAGGTTATTGGCGAGCTTGCGCTCGCGTTGGCGCTGCCGGTAGATGTCTTCGTAGTCCTTGCCGCGCTTGGCGCAGAAATCGGCGTCGGTGGCGACGTTGTTCTGTTTGCCCATGACGTGGGCCACCATTTCCTTGACCGGGTCCAGGCTGGTCCGCGCGGGGACGGTCCAGGATGTCGCGCACCATTCGGCGCGAGCCGCGTAGAAGTCGGGGGCGCCTGCGGGAAGCTTGACGCGGCCCCTCAGCCACGCTTCTTCGAAGACCATTTCAAAGACCGGCTGGCAGAAGCTCTTGATGAGCCAGTCTTGGGTGAAACCAAAGACGCGCCACGCCTCCTCGAGAGCTGCACGGGCTGAGGAGTAGTTGGTTTTGGAGAAGTCTTTGGCGGTGATCTCGTAGGGCATCCCGCCGCCGCCTGCACCGATGGCGCGCAGCACCGTCTCCAGGAAGGCAGGGAGATTGCCCGAGGGGCGGGTCGAGCTAGGGAAAGTCGGCTTTTCCCCCGGGTTGCCGTAGTGCACCTGACCGGGACGAAGTTCCTGGTAGTGGGTGGGATCGCTTATTGCCTGATTGGCAGGGCGAACACCTGGCAGGCCGTGGGCATCGTAGGGGTTGGCTTTCTCGATCCAGACCGGAAAGTTGGCGGCGACGATCGCGGCGACCAGCTCGAAGTCGAGGTAGTCGTTCTTGTCGCGAAAAAGTTTCATGACGGGGGTGAAGATGGGATTGCCGCGAGCCTGCTCCGGCTCCTTCGGGACGAATTTGTGCATGACCACCGGACGGTGTCCGCGGTTGGGGGGAAGCTCTTTGAATTCGTAGTTGATCAGGTCGCCGGGGAAGATGAGGCCGTTTTCGGGGTCGGCCAGAAAATAACCGGTCGGCTGCCCGATGTTGCCGAGACGGATACCGTCGCGCACGGTCGGATCGGAGGCGAGAGCGGCGGGGGTGCGCAGCCGTGCCGGGTCGACCGTCTGGATGGCGAGAGAGTAGCGCCGCGCCGGATCGTCCAGCATAAGCGGGAGGTTGACGAACTCGCCTTTGACGAGCATGCTCCAGACGTTTTGATACTGAATGCCGTAGAAATCGGAAACGCCGCGGGCATCGGCATCCTTGGCGAACTGCTCGAATTCCCACTCCATAACCTCGGCCACTTCGGCGGCCTGCTCGTCGCTGATTCCCAGACGTTTGCTGTTGGGGGTGGAACGCGGCCATAGGCCGGTGCCGACGGAATTGATGGCGATGGAGTCGATGATGCTGGAGCCGTGGGCGTCGTTGACGGCGATGTCGGTGGAGCGCAGCGCCACCTTTTCGCGCTGGTTCGACTCCTCGCGCCAGGAGAGGCGGCGAGGCGACCAGTTGCTCATGGTGCCGATCATGCGCGAGGCGTCCCGGGAGACGGTGAGGGCCTGCATTTCGGGCGCATGATAGCTGGAAGATGGGTAGGTGCGGCCGATGCGGCCGGTGGCGACGGTCATCGGGCAGGCCTCCCGATGTTGGACTGCGGACCGTCGCCGATCTGGAGGGAGACTCGCTGCTGCTGGAGCCACTCAAGATGTCTCTGGAGGTCGATGATCTTGTCTTGCTGAACGCGGCGCCCGGTACCGCCGCCGGTATCGACCTGGCGGAAAAGGGCGCGACGAGCCGCGGCCAGGTCCTGTTTTGCCTGGGTGATTTCAGCGTCAATCTCGGCTTGGGTGTAGAGCGGGGTAATTGCCATGGCGGGATGCTATGGCAAAAAAACTAAAAAGTCGTGCACCTCATGCACCACGTGCACTCCATGCACTCCATGCACAACTTTTTTTCGTTTTAGCGATTTTTTTTGCTATTTGAAGCGGCTTACTTGTCGCTGCTTGGCGGGACAATCAGTAGCTGTACATCTCTGGTTACTGCATCAGTAATTCCGGCGTTTCGTGGATATTGCCGATGACCTCTACCGTATCCAAGTCTCGCTCAATCCAGAAATAACTCTCGGATGAATCATGCACGTTCAAAAACTGGAAAGCGCCGTCCAGATATTCGACCTGAAATATATTACTTTTCGAGTTTTCAAAATGCCCGTTGACAATATCACCCTCGAAAATCTCTTTGCCATTTTTGTCGAGTATGCCGGTGAATTGCATCGGATCGGAATATCCGCCCAGAAAAACTTTGCCGTTTGCAGAAGGTAAGAACATTCCCCATGCCTTGCCTCCTGACAGTTCGCCGGTTGCAACAATCACTCTATCGAAAAACGTCATCTCTTTCACGCCAGTGGCAAATGCTCGAAACTTGATATTTTTCATCTTTATGGCTCCTTGTCGTTCGATGTACAACCATCGGTACGACCGGCCTAAAAACAGCCGGTCAACTTCAGCCCCGTTATGCTCTACGGTTCCAGCGCCGAATGGCAGCCGCCTTATATTTATCGCTGCCTCGCTCGTCGGAGACATGGACACCATCAGCCACTTTCGGCTGTGCCGGACAAATCGGATTTTGGCATTCGATACGACCCCATGCATTACCCTCAGTTTTTGGGTCTGCTGGCAATACGATAGGTTGTTTCCCGCAAAACGGGCAGGGCAACGGTGATGTTGGCATAATTAGGATACCTCCTAGATTTTTTCGACAAAATAGCATAACCAGAACATTAAAACAGCGTCAAAACCGGTCGTTCACTGTCTAGCAGTTAGAAACTCCACGGCAACTTATGAGCTATTTTGACCAATTCCGCCTGCACATCAGCAATAAACGCTTTACGTTTCTCTTCCTCCAGAATCGTGCCAGCCAGATTATTGATTACGGTATAAGGGCTATTCGGATTTGATGGTGGAAAACACACATTGTCCATCCTCTAGGTAAAAATTCTCAGTTCGGAATGTATGGTGGAATTTCTTCTCTGGCTTCTTCCCCACAGAAAATAATTTAGCGATCATGCATTTTTTGTTTGACAGGTGCTACCTACAGTGCTACTATTTAAGCATCGATGGTTAACGACCATCAAATCTCAAACAGGACCGGGTGAAAACCACGGTCGAGGGAGGCAACATGAAACGTTTTACCGTCAGACTCCGTGAATGCTCCAGCCGCGAAACCGCCATCGACAAAACCGTCAAAATTCTTATCCCCGAAACAAACGAAATGGACGACCCTACCGATGATGCCGATGCTATCCAGAAAGCAGTTGAGAAGATGTTTGGTAAAACCTGCTTCTGGTTCCGCGACTCTGGGCTGGGTCTCTACTATGGACAGGTATTCCACCCGGTCAGCCAAAAGTACGGCGGCGGCAATTCCTCGGTTACCTGCCGCGCCAGGATCGACGTAACAGAAGGTTGGTAGCACAAAGGGGCCGGGAAACCGGCCTTAACTCATCTTACAGGAGGAAATCTCACATGGCAGGCAAACGCCCATCCGTCTACCTCACCGACCAATCACTGCAGTTTTTGGAGCCCCGAGGAGACTCCCTCTCGGGAGCCATCAACCAAACTGTTGACCGTTACGGCCAGTTGCTCAGGCATATCGATCTGCCGACGTTCACCACCGCCGAAATCAACTCGCTGCTCTCCGCAATCCAGGGCGTACTCTACCAGCCAGCGGAAATGATTGCTGGGTTTTGGCAGGGCATTCAGGATGACCTGGTTGACGATCTCACCGGAGAGGTTGACGCCGCCGATATGGCACTGATTGAGAAACTGAAAACCCTCACCTATCCACAAGAGGTCGCGCTGCTAGAACGCCTCGAACAGAGGCGGGCATGATGACTCGTGATGAATTCTGTAAAATTCAGAAGCTTTTAGATCTAAATAACAGACAAATCGCAGAGTCGCTAAGTTTGTCATTAAAAGAAATCGAATGCTACAGAACCCGTGTCGATAGCCGCCATCACAGGAAAATTCCACCCACAGTTGCGATTGCAGTGCGTTTACTACTAAAGGTCCAGAATCTTGAAAACAACAAAGACGAAAAACCTAAATCCAGTAAAGGCCGCAAGGGGAGCCGGTCAGACCCAATGATCTGTTCTATCTGTGGCAAAGAAAAGCCACTGAAAGAATTTTGTGCCGTGGGGCATAGGTGCAAAAAATGCGCTGCCATTTATCAGAAACAATGGGATGCTAAAAACCCAGATAAAAGAAAATGCTTGGCGGCAGTGTACCGGACTAAAAAATACGTCTGCGATCCTGCCAGTATAAAAGACATTCTATATATGAGGTATTTTCAAAATCTCAAAACGACTGAAATTGCCGAACTATTTGGAGTATCCCATCAGGGGGTTCGTTACCATTTAACAAAATTCGAAAACTATCTAGAAGCCCTCGCCCCCGCCCCCAAATAGGGGGCTTTTCTTGTTCTTGCGCGTCTAACCTGGAGAAGTTATGTTATTGAATCTCGTAGGATTTACCGTCGTAGAAACCCAAACCGTTGATGATGACATGTGTGTCACCGTCCAAACCGACTTTGAACCAACCACCTGCCTGAAGTGTGAGAGCCTGTTCGCCAGTTTCTACTCTCACGGGTCTAGGACTCAGTTTTTCCATGACTCTCCCATCCATGGGCAACGAGTAGCCCTGAAGATCGAGCGTAAACGCTTCAAATGCCGCAACTGCGGAGGAACCTTTGAAGAGCCTATGAAGGCCATGCATCCAGATCACAACATGACGACGCGGCTGGCTGAACTCATCACTAAGGAGTGCTACAGGGAGAAGTTCACGGACGTTGCCAGACGTACGGGAGTCACCGAGAAGACGGTCCGCAACGTGTTCCGCGCCCATGTTGAGGATCTGCGGGAGCGATACAAGTTCGAGACGCCGGAGGTTCTTGGAATCGACGAAATCCACATCAGAACCGCGAGAGCTGTCTTCACCAACCTGGGGGAAAAGACCCTCATTGAAATGCTCCCCGGAAGGACAAAAGCCGAAGTCACCGCATTTCTGCTTACCCTGGACCGCAAGAAGGTCAAGTTGGTTAGTATCGATATGTGGGAGCCGTACAAAGACGCCTGTGCTGTTGCTTTCCCGAGTGCCAAGGTGGTCGTTGACCGCTTTCACGTCCAGAAGATGGCCAACGAGATCATGACCAGGATTCGCGTCAAGTCCGTCGGTGAACTCGCCAAGGCTGAGAAACGGCGTGTCAAGCAGAACAAATACATCCTCCTCGCCAGGAACTTCAATCTGACGGAGAGCCAGCAAGAGACGCTGCTGGAGCTGATTGAACTCTGCCCTATCCTTGGTTTTGCTCTTGAGTCTAAAGAGCGCTTCATGGACATCTGGACGGCTCAGGATCGCGCCACAGCTGAACAAATGTACGCCGACTGGAAAGCCAACCTCTCCGATGAACTGAAGCCCCATTTCAAGCCGATCACGACCGCCTTCAAGAACTGGCACGCCGAGATCTTCAACTGGTGGGACTTCGGCATCACAAACGCTTTCACTGAATCCCTCAACGGCAAGATACGCGAGCTCCACCGCGCAGGCCGTGGTTACTCCTTTGAGGTCCTCAGAGCGAGGATTATCTCCAAGGCTGGCTTGCACAAGGTCAAAGCCATTCCCCAGAAGTTCAACAAAAGCGTTTTCGATACCTTTAGCTATCACAAGAACACCTTCTCAATGGGAGAGACATACACGAACTACGGCATCGACATTTCCAAACTACTCGCTCTCACAGACCTCGGTTCAAACTGAGGTCTTTTCCACCTTACTTTCCGAATAGCCGGTATAAGGATGGACTCCCATCGCAGTCGCAGAGTCAATGACAGCATCAACCAAATTTGCAAGTTTATCCTTTTCCATAGTGCCTCCAGATATTTGAATTTTTGGGAGAGTATCAGTTTCTAACCAGCAAGTCCATGCGACGAAAAGCCGTCGCGCATGACCTACCAGCCGTTAAACCGTCCGAAACATCCATTCCTTGCTGAGCACATCAGACTCACGGCACTTCAGACACTGGCAGTCATCGTCATGCAGGTAATCCTTCGAGTTCTTTGGGACATCGCAGAAAGATGCCTTCGGGCAGGACTTGCAGACATCTTGGCTGTAAACGGGGCCGGTTTCACAAGCACAGTCAGGGTCGCTCTCTGCGCTATCCATAGCGGCGCACTGGAAGCAGCAGCAATCTGTGTGGTCGTATTTCTCCATCCTCCCTCCCCAGGGTTTAACCCCTGCTGGTGGCCATCCAGCCACAGTTTGATTTCGTTATCTCTTGAAAAATCCTTGCCCCGTAGCCTCTTCGTACAACTGACGCATAGTCGAACGGATAGAGTCACGGCGGCGTTCAAACTCTTCATCCGATTCCTCTCTCCCTTGCCCGATGTTCCAGCGTTTTAAGCTAAATCCATGGTCATACCGGAGGCACATGCTATCAATGCAGGCCGGTTCTGGAACTCTCGGCACAGAGAGATAACAAGGAGGTGAAGCGTCCTCCCTCTGGCGAACTATCTCGGCGCATACCGCGCACGGCTCTCCGTCTTGCTTTCCGTGGTCACATATCTGATACATGCCGCTTACCTCCAGACCCGTTATGCCGGACTATTTTGCGGTGGACAGCTTCTCTTTGATCGCTTGCATGACCAGCCGATCGTGACGCAGTAGCAGCTCGATGGCGGTCTCGCATACGCCTGGGATCGGTCGGTCGCCGCGCTCCCAGTTCACATAGGATCTGTATGGAGTGCGTAGCCGCTTAGCCAGCTCGGCCCGATTCATGCCCAGTTCCCTGCGCGCTGCTTTCAACTCTTCAATTTCCATTTTTCGCGCTCACTTAGTCGTTTTTGTACCCAATGGGTATATTTAACGCAACTACAGCTACTAGTTAAGCTGCCTGCTTCGACTCATACCGCAGACGCTCAAAGTAATCCGCCGTTAAACCAACTACCCATATTTCAGAGGGGGTTCTTTGCGATCTTCTGTCGCGTCGAACCAACCCCTGTACCAGTCGGCGTTATTAGGGTCATCTCGCCTATAGGGATTGCTCTTCGAGGGAGCATCCCAGCAGGCAGCTTTGTAGCCCTCATTGTACGCTTTGCTGGCCATCAGGCGGCCCGCCGAAGATACTTAGGTAAAAAGCATGACCCTGTGACAGGGATCTTGCCGTGGATCGTCTCTCGGCAGTCAAACTCAGGAGCCCGCCTGATGCTGATTTCTCTGAATTCGAAAGCAAAACCAGCATCCTTTGCTGTGCGGTAGGCGGCATAACGCGCCTTGCTCGCGTTCACGGCGAAAACAATACCCATTATGTCAAAGCCTGGCATGTCCACCCGAAATGCGCGGATAACCAGTCGTTCGTTACGATTCGCTTCGCTCATTTCACAACTCCTTTCCGTTATGCGGGTGGCCCATTGAGGCACCACCCGCGAATGAGCCTACCCGTATGGGCAGCCACAGAGGTTGATCGGCTCACCGCCACCACTACGGTGGGGCGGCACGGGGCGGCCAGCAGTCGGGTCTTTTTCGTAGGACGCACACCCGATCCAGTAGTAGTTCCAGGCGTGCTTTGGGAGCCATTCCGTGTCCTCGGGCGGGACCTTCCACCCTTTTTTCACGGCGACTGCCCGCCGCTCCATAAACTCGATGTCCTCCCGGAGAGAGCTGGCTAGGGAAACGGCGTTCGTCAGCTTCTCGCTCGCCCCGCACTCCTCGATGGCATCAACAACAGCCTGCGCCTTCTTTGTCAGTTCCATTCTACGACTCCTTTTAATCGCACAACCAAGCGGGTCGACCCACCGAGTTGCCGCCAGTTTGCGCAAGTTAGCAAAGTGGGTGGTGGGTCACCCGCAGGACCCGTTAACTGCTGAACGCCAGCACCGACTGAGACAGGCGCTTGACGATCTTTTCACACTGACTTTCTCTCAACTCGATACCCACCGCTCTTAGCCCAAGCTCTCGAGCCACGACAAGCGTTGTCCCCGAGCCAGCAAAGAAGTCAGCCACGACACCACCGGCAGGGACTGAGTATTGCAAAAGCGGCCTCACTATCCCTTCAGGCTTCTGCGTCTCGTTCACGGCATAGCCGTGGCAGCTCCGACAGTAGATGATCGATTCTTGGAGGCGCGGACCCCCGTCCTCGGACTTGTAAGTCGAGGCTCCGATCTCGCCCCAGTGAACAGGGCGCTTCTTCCTGCGCACAGTACGAGCGGTGGCAGTAGCGGTATTGACCGGCTTCTTGTAGAGCTCCGACCAGGGAATGCTGGACTGATAGAAGTGCACAGGGATTTCGTGTATCCGACGAAACCGGTCATTCGAGGCGTTAGAGCCGTTATGCTTCTCCCATATGACATCCTGAGCAAACCGCCACTTGCCAGCCTTGACATCGTAGGACTTGTCCCAGAACATCCTGAACGAACCGAAGCACCACATCTGCGTAGCGACCGTCGCGGCGATCACAGGCCAGCCCTCCGGCCAGCGGTCCCACTCAAGCGATGTTTCCCCGTAGGGCGGGTCAGTAATGATCGCGTCGGCAGTCAGGCCAAGGGCCGGAACAATCTCGCGCATATCCCCGCAGTACAGGGTAATCAGGTTGTCTTGATAGTAAGGTTTCATCTTTGCAGTTAACCTCTTGATCTTCCCCTCGGGACAGTTCCGTTAAATTGCCAGCGCCATCTGGTCAGGGTGGTGAAACCGCCGCTCTTTGCGGTTCGCCCGCACTAGGTGCTGGTAGTAGTACATCATCAGATCCTTCCGCTGCTCATCATCCCAGCCGAGCTTTTGCTGGTCCGCAGTCACGGCGTTGTACTCCAGAGCATCAAGCCGGTGGTACCACATCGGCGCCACCTTGATTCCCCAACTCTCAACCCAGCGTAGGCGCTCCCACGCCTCTTTCGGCCCGGTATCGAAACCGATCAGGGCATAGGAGCGGATGGCCGACTTCGGCAAACCAGCGCGGCGCAGCTTGTGAAAGGCCCACAGCCACTTTGCCTTGCTCTCCCGCGAACTGCTATCGAGGGCGAGCCGGACCAGCGGCTTCTTAATCTCTGCGATCCTGCGAGCGTGGTAGTCGGTCAGGAAACGGTAATCAACGCCTTGGTTGAAGTCTGCCCACCCCCACACTTTCAATCGGTCAATAACCCGGTCGAAATGAGACACCGGCGCGGCAAACAGATTGTTATCAGCCTGGATCGGCAAGTCCGGCCAATCCTTCAGGCACTGGATACCCCCCGGCTCAATTAGTCCTTGGCCGATGGCACAGAAGGGACATTTCCAGCAGCAGCCAGTGGTGGAGCGCGTTGCCAGTGGCTGGACGCGCTGAAGGACGCCGGGGATATCCCCGCCTGTTTCTACTCCGGGGATGCCAGCCAGGAAGTCAGGCATCAGCGCAACGGCAGGCCCGCCGACTCGCGCATGGTCGAACTGCAATGAGCCATGTTCAAGCTCTTGCCGCACCGCAGGCAGGTTCCAGGTGAAGGGGACCGACACAAAAAGCTGCCGTCCCTCCGACCAGGTGAATGGCCCTCGTGGCCAGTCGTATGGTGCTTTGTAAATCTTTACCATCTCTTCTCCAATTAAACTAACTGCTCGACCTACCTGTTAGCTATAACCAGTTATCGGGGCACAATTCGCCCGTGTTTGGGTGCTATATCTAGCCCACAAAATGCTTTAAAAACTTTGCCGCACTTTCGACAGGGCCAACGCACTACAAACTTCCGCCAATCTCCGTACCAGAGTTCATCCAAGTACTTTTCCCAGTCCTTGCAATCCCTGCTAGTGGGCTTCTGAGGTTCGGCGAGGCCGGTTCTTTCAAGGTCGTCCAACAAAAATTCATGGCTACATACCGCTCGCTTAGACCCGATAACCAGTCGCCGGATCAGGTTCACTACGCTCACTGCTCACCTCCAAGGCCGTTATGCTCTGATATTCCACGCCAGTCTTGCACGTTTTACCGCCTGCCGGCCAATCACGGTGATCATATTGCCGCAGACTCCGCACTTCATCCATGCCCCGTCCAAATCATGAGGTTCGCGGGCCTTGTGCCTGCCAGCGGTGCAATATGTTGCCGGATCAGCGTCACATTGAGCACAGGAGTCGAGATCAACTACCCCATGAGCATAACCAGCAGATGCAGTAGAGGGCAGTTCGCACCTCATGTCACATCGTTTGGCGTCTCTTGCCGCACATACTGGTATATCTGCACATTTCATAAAGCCCCCTGCTGATTTGCAAACCCGTTAGGCGTACTCAGCCTCGACCCAGTTGAGCCAGTCAAAACCGCAACTGCACTTAGCAGCATGGCCAATGATCTTATAGGCCCCCCGCCGGTTCCTCATCTTATCCTCACGTGGCAGTCCGCAGTCAGGGCAGCACGGATAGTTCACGGTGATCAACGCCCCAGGGGGAAGATCGGCGAGATTGATCACCAGCTTCTTATCATTGAGCGAGTCCTCTTCCTCACCGTCGCAGCAGACGCTGAAAAATTTCCGTTGTTGGTCACAATCTTTGCCGGCGTAGCAGTCAACTTTGACCTCTGCCGTCATTATTGCGTGGTAGTCAGGTTTGCTCATCCTCTCCCTCCCTGCGCCTAACAAGGCGCTCGACGCTCCTGCGTCAGATGTGTTCCGTTAAATTTTAGGGCCGGCTCCAGCTATACGGACTGGTCTGTTTCCACCCGTCCGTAAGTCGGCACTGTGCCACCAACTCCCGCATCCTATCGTAAAGTCTCGGACAGTTACCGCTTGGCGACTCTTCGTCGTAAAGAGCCTCAAGTTCGCCCCATACGTCTACCATCGGTTTCCAGCCAGGGAAAATCTCTGCTACCTTGCCAAGGTTCGCGCGCCACTCAGGGATGAGTTGTAGGAGTTGACGACAGCGGTAAAAATCGGAAGGGTCATAAGGGATGTCGAATCGTCCACCCAGCCGATGAGTCCCTTCCACTCCGCCCACCATTGCAGCCCAAATGGTTTTACTTGATGTGCCTGTGCAGTCTCCTATAATCCAGTGGATTGCTCGCCTATCCATGCTGCCTCCTAAAAATTTAACCAAGCGGCTCAACCCGTCGAGCCGGTAAAAGTTTTGACAAGGATATAAAAGTCAGCAGCGCGGTTCAGCTGCAAGACGTGTTAGACAGCCAGAAACGTTACCCAGTGAGTATTGCTCCGCTTACCGGAGGGGTGCCCGAAGAGGGGCTTCTTATCCGTAAGTGCCAGCACTTCCCCTACTTTGATTTGCGTTTCGTTCCACTTGAAGATCAGCACCCCACCCGGCTGCAGCACCCGGAAGCACTCAGCGAACCCGGCCCGTAGATCGTCGCGCCACGTGTCCACGTCCAATTTCCCATACTTCGCCTTCAGCCAGCTGTTAGCACCAGCCCGGGCCAGGTGGGGAGGATCGAACACGACCAGGCGGAAGCAAGCGTCAGGAAATGGTAGAGCGCGGAAATCCATGTGCATGTCCGGTTTGATGTCCAGCGGCCGGGTGCCGTCTTCGTGGTGCGAGCGATCTGTCACCGTTATGGTTTCGCTCCGCACATCTCCGTACAAGACGCGCGGGTCTTGTTTGTCGAACCAGAACATGCGGCTGCCGCAGCAGGGGTCGAGAACTAATTTGCCTTCCAAGGTTCCTCCAAATGCCTTCGGCTTGATCTGCAAACCGTTAAATATTTTCCGGGTGCTATATGCCAATATCCAGCAGACACCGGTTCTTGTAGGTCAAGACCACGTCTTTCGGGACGCAGGTTCCGCGGCTGCCGGCAAAGCGGAAAGCCGGAGTAAGGTCGCCACGCTCGATGAGGAGGTAAACCTGGCGCAGTGAGATCTTCTTCCCCAGTTCCTCCCAGATTTGCTTAACGGTGAGCAAGTCATCTTCTTTAGCCGGCTGTTGCATATTGGACTCCTAACGATTGTTGAACCACCCTGGGCGGCTGTTGACTGATGGTGCTGCTTGAGAATTATTTTTTTGCTCCGATGGTACGGGGCTGTTTTTTTCGCTGATGGCATTTTGCCAACCAAGCCACATGACCAGGGCCAATCCGTTCGACTCGCAGTCCCATAAGTGGTTTGCCTTGCCTTCGGGGCACTGCCACAAATTCCGGTCGTCGCGTGCCTCAACACACATCTGCCGAGAGTAATCACCTAGGTTGTGGCCAAACTGCTGGGACGGGTCCCGCTCCAGAGACTTGATCTGGTCGTGGGTATGCCCGCTGTGCAAGATGAAGGCTCCGGGATCGGTGGGATCGATGAGCAGTTTGTTGGCCAGCAGGTCCTTGTGATAGTGAGTATCGATGCTGTAGAGAGCAAGGCCGCCTGGGATGGGACGGCCATTGCCCGGGAAACGGTCGATTCGGCTGACGGTGATCGGCTGAGTCTTTCGACCGGGGGCTCCGTGAGCTGCAAGAATCCCGGTTCGTCGGCACCAGGCATATACCTCGGCGGTGCGGTGACCCATGGCGTCTATGATTCCGGCCATTATGTGGTGAGGCTCTCCATTTTCGTCTGGAAATTCGGATGCCAGCAAGGTATCGAGGGCAGTAAAGTCCTGGGGACTGCTGCTGGTGACATACCCGGCTTTTACCAGCCAGCTCGTCAGGGAAAGCCCATACTGCCAGGCGCGGATGCGGTACCAGAAGCCATGATCCTGGGTGTCGATGGAAATTTCCAGGGTGTCGGCTGCTGCAGGAAAAGTTCCGGCGGCGCGGCGGTCGCGGAGGCGGAGTATGTCGTCCTCTTTGCGGTCGGAGATCTCGGCCTTGAAGTCTTCGACCCGATAACCGTGGGCGTAGTCCACCTTGTCCGATAGCTCCCCGGTCTTGCTCCTGAGGTACTTGGAGCAGTACTCGGTGAGCGGGATCATCGGGAAGGGAAGCGCCGAGCAATGGAAGCCGATGGTGCGCGGCCGCTTGCTGTCCTCCCCTTTGATGCAAAACCAGCGGCTCTGCAGGTATGCTTCGCGGCGATCCTCTTCGTCCCATTCGGTGGCGCAGGAGTTGCAGGCATACCCGAGCTCGACTTCTCCATTTTCCGCCTGATCCGGGGTTGTGCCCTCGGGGATCACCAGGTGCTCGTCGTCCATGAGCACGTACTCGCTGCAATGAGGGCATTTGCTGCGCAATTCCCAAACCTGCCGGCAGGCCATAGTGCCTTTGTAAATGTGGCGACCGGCGGGGGTGGAGCTGAACATGTATTTGGAGCCGGGAACATCGCGACCGCGCTTGCGGATCAGGTTGATCGGGTTGGTCTCCGCTCCCGTCATCATCGGGTATTTGTCGACCTCGTTGCCGAAGTTGTGCTGGCCGAAGAAGTTGGCCATGGAGCGTGCGCTGTTCGCGTGGGCCGGAAAAAGGAAGGTGCCGTCCTGAAAGGCGATCAGCCCCTTGCCCGTGTCGTCGGCGCGCGGCGAGAGGTACTCCTTGAACCTTTCCGACTCGCGGAACATGGGTACAATCTTGGTTTTCACGTTCTTGCCGCCGTCGTCTTCGGCAGGGTCGAGCCAAAAGGCGTTGCCGGGATCGAAAAGTTTGGTCCAGGACAGGCAGTTGAGCATGACGTTGGTTTTGCCGGCTCGTTCCGGCCAGCAGAGCCAAATCTCTTTCACCCAGGGGCGGGCGTAGGTGTCCATAGGCTGCACGGCGTGCGGCATCAGGTCGTTACGCCACGGGCCAGGCATCGCGTCGACGGCGGTGACGGTCCGGTACAGCTCCGCGCACTTGGACACCGATATCGTCTCCGGTGTCTGCATTGCAGCCCGGATCTGTGCCGGGAGAGCGAAATCCACTTCCTTGCCATCGAGCATGTCAATGGTCTCCTCCAGGAGAAAGGGTGGAATCTCTATTTCATGCTGCAGGATCTGCATCGTTTGCCTTGTGTTTGATCAGCATGCCCTCGATCTTGCCGTTGCCGGCCACCTCGTTGAAAGCCTGACGTATCAGGCTATCCTGGTATTCGTTAACCTCATTGCCGCGGTTATGGTCGCCGCCGCACTTCTTGACGACTTCCTGATAAGTGGAAGAAAACCTGCGCCGCAGCGCTGCGCGGGTCTTGCCCATAATAGCCGCCATCTGAGTCAGGGCGTCGGAGCGGTTCAGCCATTCCGAATCCATCTGCCTTTTTTCCCGTTCGTTCTTGCGCTCCGCGATCTCGGCCTCGGCTATCCTCTTGCGGAGATCGGCCTCGTCCGCTTTCTGGCTGTCGGGATCGGAACTCTTGCGCTCCAGGTCGAGTTGCTGGCCGTACTGCATGACGTGGAAGCGGGAAACGGACCCGTCTTTGTGGACGGCAGGGCTGCCGGCTTCGCAGTCGCCGTAGAATTTGCCCTGGCTGACCTTGTAGCCCTGTGACTTGAGCCAGTCGAAGGCTTGTTTGCGGTTCCTGAAGCGCTCGCCCTCCGGCGCCGGCGCTTCCTCCGGGAAGTATTGCAGCCAGAGTCTTTCGAGCGTCTCCTTGTGAAGGTCGCGGGCGGCATCATAGTCCGCCTTGGTATCCTTGCCGGGCCGGGCCTTGTATGCGTCCATGGCCGAGACTTTCCCATCGCAGGCAAGATCAAGCTCTTCCAGATCCTGGACGGAGACGAAAGCCTTTAGTTTTTCAAGGTCGGGGGCTGGCATGGTTTAGCGAGCCCTCCTTCGCATTTCGTCCATGATCCGCTGAGCTACCACCTGAGCATGGACGGCTTCAACGAGGATGCCGTGGTTGCCTTCGAGGTCGCCCATGAGAAGCGCGCGGCGGAGTTCCTCTGCTTCGAGGATCAGTCGGTCCACCATCTCGTCGCACTCCATTGCCGCCCAGACTGCGGGCGGGTATTTCTGTAAGGCGCGGCTCAATTCGGTTTGAAAAAGCGCGGCGGTATTCACGGTAACTCCTCGACGATCATCTGGTTGATGCGGTCAAGCAGCCGGCCGGCCAGGGCGATCATCTCCGGAGGCCAGGCATTCGGGTTATACTCTTCCACTGTCGCGCAGACGCGGTTTTCCAGATCGGTCATCTTGCGATGCCGGCGAGTGCCTTTTACTTCCGATTGGCGCACGTCGGCGATAGCCCCCAGGGCCACGGAGAGCATGAAAGCTTTTTGGTTGTCGTTGTTGTGGGTTGCCATGGTCACCGCTGCATACCTCCCATCTTTTCTCCTTCACCCTGCATCAATGTCTCTACCTGCTTAATCCTATTGCCCAACCACTTCATGCAGCCGGTGTTCATGCTGTTCCCGAGCGCCTTGTAGCGCGGGCCATCGGTCGCCGCCTTGATGCATTCCTCATATGTGAGTACGCCTCCCCTTGCCAGATATTTGAGATAATCGTGGTCAAGTTTTTCTGGACGTACTTTTTTGATCTTCTGCCAGCCCGGGATGAGGGTGTAGTCGTCGGGGAAGTCCTGCAGCCGCTCGTACTCGCGGGGAGTAAGCCGGCGAACCGCAGAGCCAATAGGCAGGGATGGAGTCCTATTTGTTCCGCTATCCCCAGATCTCAACGTAGGACATGTATGTTCGCTTGCTGCCACGCTTCCCGCTGCAGCCCCTTGCCCTGCCATGAAAACTACTGGGATACCTTGCGTCGGCTTCCCGCCGTTGCCGCCTTCAAGCCTGAGCTCTCCCCTGGAATTTTCGGCAAATGCTACAGCCAACTGTCCACCCCCGTTTGCATGGGAGCCGACGGAGCTCATGGCTCTGAGAGTAGGAGACGTTTCCCCGGCATCCGCGCCGTAGTCCTTACAGGAAAAAGCTACCGGAACGAGTGGTATGCCTCGGCCGGTCCCATCCTCGGAAGCATCAAAGCCTTCACCGCGTAGGGTATGTGCGACAAGTAATCCGTTTTCGGCATCTTGTTGCGTGGCCGATCCCGCAGCTTTGCCAGAGTTGCAAAGGGTCCCGCAGATAAGAGTCTCCCCCCCGTTGCCGGTGTCGCCCCCTTTGGCTCTCAGTGGGTCGCTTACGCCTACTTCCTTCATTGCTCCAAAGTACCCGGCATCAGCAAAACCGATAAATGTTTCCGACTCGAAATCCATCCGCCCGCTGCCACCCTTGGCGTTACAGGCGGTCGCTACGTCAATCGGGCCGGTCGTATTGTTGCCGCCATACGCAAGCAGGTGACCGGCTTGGCCTTGGTTGTCGTCTGCGCCGCACGTTCCAACGCCGCCTGAAGTGAGGGCGGCAACAGGCGACCCCGTTTTACGGCGCGGCGGAGTATGCCCTTGCAAGCTGTGACGCTCAAAAAGTACCGCTGCGGCACATCGCCAGTCTCCAAGATATCCGACAACGAAGACGCGACGGCGGCGCTGTGGTACTCCGAAATATTGAGCGTCAAGAACCCGGTAGGCGAACCCATACCCGAGTTGCCCCAAGCCTCCGAGGAAGGTTCCAAAATCTCGCCCCTCCCCACTTGACAGAACACCGGGCACGTTCTCCCAAACCAACCACTTGGGCCGATATCGGTCAGCAATGGCAAGATAGGTAAGCATGAGGTTGCCACGCGGATCGTCCAGGCTTTTTCTGAGTCCAGCGAGGCTGAAGGATTGGCAGGGGGTTCCTCCGACGAGAATATCGATAGCTGCATCAGGCCACTCCTTAAATTTAGTCATATCGCCCAAGTTCGGTACCTCTGGGTAATGGTGGGCCAGAACCGAGCAGGGGAACGGCTCGATCTCAGAGAAAAAGACCGGCACCCACCCGAGCCTGTGCCAAGCCACTGTTGCGGCTTCTATCCCGGAACAAACGCTGCCGTATCTCACGC